CGTTTACTAGCGTGACTGTTTGATTGTCTAAGTCTAATTCCTGCGCAAAGCTATCAATGATTATACGCCACGAACCCACGCTGCCATATATGGCCGTGTTGCTAATACTGTTTAGCGTTAGCGTTTGAGTCTTTGTTACTATCAGTTGTACTTCACTTTGCATCTTATGTCCAGTATTCGTTTGCGATTCTCACTTTCAAAGTTACGTTGTATAGTTTGCCGTCACGAGTCTTCTTTTCGACATAGCTAGTATCATCCATCTTAACAGGAATGGCAATAGGCTTGCCCGCGTCTTCAGTCAACCATGTCACTTGATTGCTTACCATTAGTGATCGCAGGAAAAGGAATTCTTCTTCTGTGATGTAATCGCTGGTAATGGATAGCACTTGCTGTGCTAGGTTGCGTCTTTCTTGCAAGCCCCTGTCATTTGCGCTAAATACACCTGTAGTTCCATTAAATAACACCTTGCGGTACGTCTTGCGTTCTATCTCATCGGTAAACTCAGATTTCTTTGTGAAGTTAAAATAATCCCAACCGCCACGGCTATTCACCCACCCTAGTCTTATCTTGTCGTTGTGGCAATCTGTTTGCCCGTATTTAGCTGTGTTGTAAAACTTATATGAAATGCTCTTTTGTGTTGCACCACTAAAAATAGTCACTTGATACCAACGCCAATTAGGGAATAGTGACGGCTTTACAGTCAATCCTGTCCAGTCATTAAGGTTTGCAGGATAGACAGGTAGTGCTTCTATATCATAACCATTAAGTGTGATGTCTTGCGTTGTGGGAACACCCGCGCTAGAATAGATTGCAATGCGCATTGTGAGAACCGTGTTGTTGGTCAAAAAATCATCATTGCCCGGTATGCATAATAATCCATAGTCACTTTCATATGATGGAATCCATGCCCCTGTTGTGCTAGTTGGCCCCGTGCCACTACCCCATGAAGCTGCAAGATACCACGGGTGTGTATCTGTTTTGCGGTCACTCATTGCATAGCTCGTGTTGCTAGTCAATGCCTGCTTTACCTTTTGCGTTCCTGTTTGTACGTTTGGTTTATATCCGTCTATTACTTGAAAGTAGCCGTTAATAATTAGGATAGGGTCACCTGCAATAATGCTAGGTATATTAATGGTAAGCACACCGTCAACTATCCAGTTTTCAGATAAGGTAAATGAAACACTTAACTTACTTTGGTCATCTTGTGTGTCATCGGTTGCAAAGTGTTGATCTAATAACTCCTGATTGCGCAGGTCATCAACAAGCGGTTGCAAGTCAAAGTACAGCTTGTCATCAGGTGCAGCCGACAAATAAAAGTTATACACTTTTGCACCAATCGTAACCTCTACACCATAGCGAAAACCAACCTGTGCGGTATTAGTACTGGTTGCAATTACCATAAGCTTTTGCCCACGTAATGCCCATGCATATGGTTGGTCGTTAATTGTTATTGCCATTATCTTTTATTTAAAAGTAACCTTTGTTCTATCCCTTTTATGTAGCCTTCCATCAACTTGTCTTTGTATTCCTCCCACGTATCATCTATGGCTTCACCGTAATAGTTAATGCCTTGTATACCATTCTTACCAATGCTTTGCGCAATGGCAAATGCTGCACTCTTAATGCGACTCTCTGTAGTCTTTACAAATTGCCCCTGTCTATTGCGTAATTTGAAGCCGCCTATCTTTAGTTTCTCACGTATCCATGACTCAATGTATTCCGAACGTGGTGCACGCGCCCCGGGTCTTCTACCAAACTCAATCACATCTGCATACTTGCCCGCTTCGTCATTGCTTACCGTGAAGTCAATAGTGGGTTTGTTGTAGCGTATATTGATTTTATAGTATAGCGATCGTAACAGGTTACCACTTGCAACACGGTTGACCATCTTACCGCGCACACGTCTTTTGATGCGCAGGTTTGATTGCGCACGCTCCACTACTGCAAGCGCATACTCGTTTAGTATTTCTTCAAAATCATCCACTAGATAAGCGTAATGTTTAGTATTGATGCAGCTATAACATATGCTTCGTTATTACTATCGCCACTATTACCCCAGTCTGAATATGTTTGACCATCGAATATGATTTGTCCATCATAGATGCTCTTAGAATCAGCATCGCATAATGAATAAACAAGCGCGGCACTTGCTTCCAAATCATCAAACGAAATGTAAAGCTTTATACATACGGCGGTTTTCGTTTCACCGTTGCTCCAAATATCAAGTGGTTGTATGCTTCTCATGATTATATTTTTTCAAGTTGTATGAATGTAGCGTTACCGTATACGGTCGCAGTTGAACCGTTGGCAGAAGTCACGAAAGCGGGTGTTAAGTTGCCCGATGTTCCTGCCGTACTAATAAAAATTTCAATGGTGGCTAACCCCGTTTGGTTGTTAGCTTGGTTTAATCGGTTAGTTAATGCGGCTCCACTTGTTACCGCCTGCCACTGCATAAATTGACCACCAACCGCTGCGCTTGATATTTGCCCAACGTTCATTGTTGAGCCACTTGGAAACGTAAATAGTAAGTTAAAGCCCGTTGTACTAACAAAACCTGAGCTAACAACAAGGCGGCCTATATAACTGCTATTCGCGTCAAGCGCAAGTTGGCACCCCGTTATATTAACATTCGTTCCTGTTGTGGCACTTGTTAGGTTACTAGTTTGAACGCCGCGCAACAATCCTAATTCAGTTTTTAGTGTTGCTAAACTTATTGCACTTGCCGTATTATCTGCATTGATTCGAATGTAACGTATTGCAGAAGGATTAGCTAATGTTGCAAGGCTAGTACCTACAGTCGTAAGTCCGATGCTATCTTGTTTTCCATTAAACGTAGACCAATCCGCACTACTCAATGCACCACGATTTGCCGCACTTGCTGTAGGTAGGTTGAATGTGTGGGTGCTGCCTGCGCTACTGATTGCAAAGTCTGTCCCGGTGGTTCCTACTGCGAAGTTTTGTGTGCTTTCAGTTAAGCCATTCAATGAACTTACACCGATTGCATACGTGGTATGCACTTCACCTATGCGCGCATCTTCAGTATAGAGCGTTACGGTCTTACCGTTTGTGTTTTGAATATCAAACTCTATGTGTATACGGTCGGTTGCAGCCGTGACCGTAGTAGGTACTGAGATAGTGAAGCTATACAAATCAGGCACGTTGCCGTTTGTGATTTCTTCCATTGTGGAAGTAGCCACTAATGTGAAAGTGCTGCCGTTATACGTATATAGCTTTGCAAGTATTTGGGCATGGTTTGCACCACCTCCTGATTCACTCAAGTACACGTCAATAGTCCATACACCTGCAGGTATAAGGACGTGGTTTGGTGAACCTACGTCTGTGATAAATCTAGCGATTGCACCTGTAGTAGCACGCGTGAAGTTAGCCGCTGGTCCCGTGTTTGCAGTTATGCCTAATTCGTAGTAATCATTGCCACCAATAGTACCCTGTGACACGTTACCATTAAAGTAGAATACTTGTCCACCACCACCGCCTGTTGAAGGCAATGTACGTAGCGCACCCGTGCCGTCTATGTATTGATCAACTGTACCATTTGCACCAACTGCGAGTGTGCCGGATGCGGTCACGGGCGAACCTGTAACACTAAATGCAGCGTTAGTAGGTGAAGGCATGGTAAGACCTACCGATGTAACCGTGCCACTTCCAATGGTTGGCTTGTTCTTTATGTAGTCAAGTGCGGCCGTGTTGGCTTGTGTCCAGTCCGATTGAATCTGCGCTGCTGGTATCGTAGGCAGGTTAGATAAATCATTGTAATCGTTTGAGTAAGCTACATCACCCAACTGACCATTTAAAAATTGATTAGTAGGGGCATCAAATAATAATGTATCGTTTTGCGCAGGACTTAAAATGTTGACATCTGTAAGGTCACGCAGTTCAGTTGGTATTATTGGCTTATTCAATATTTGATAATCACCACTTGAAGCATTCCAGTCTACAGGTGATTGACGCAAGCGATAGCCTACGGCAACAAGTGTCCAGTACGTTGGGTTGCTTGGATTAATTGCATCATTGTTTGCAATGCACCTATATACGCTGCCGTTATACCATACCCTATCACCTATCACATATGGGTTACCCTGTGCAGTTGTGTGGTTGACGTTGTATTCAGTCGACACATATTCACCACCACCACCGCCACCACCTGCAGCATCAATGGTCACGCTGCCATTACCATTGTCTGTAATGGTCACGTTAGTGCCTTCTACTAAGTCGAGAATGTTTTGCACCGCATTGTCTACACCATTGGTGCGAAGTACGATGCCATAACCCGTGCCCGAACCGCCACTACCTGATGCACCACCAACTGACCATATAGCGGGAATGTCGCAAGCACTCCAGTCCCACGGCACTTCAAGCTGCAAGGAAAAAGTAACACCTGTGAGCGTGTTCTTGTATTCCTCCATGAATGGCTCAATGGTAGGATTAGTGACTAGCTGCACATCAAATCCAAACAACTGCAAACCATTCTTAACTTCAGCTATTAAGTCCTGTGCTAATCGCACACAGTCGCTTATCACTTCGCGTTGGTATTCCGCTTTTAGTTCTTTGTCACGTGGTATATCTGCAAATATGATTTGAAAATCAAACTGCATACCACCATCAACCGGGGTGATGTTGTTAGGCACCACGTGCATAAATGGATACTGTTCGTCTTGATCCATATCTGCAAGGTCAATTTGACCGTGTGTGAATCGCTTAATCAAAAAGTGACCTGCAGCAAATGCTTCAAGTCTATTGATTAGTACGTTGTAGCTATAGTTGTAACTATTCATTATCTACTATGTTTTCTCATTTCTACTTTTTGCGTGTACGCATAATCCGCTAAGTACGTTAGGTGTGTGAATACTTCCATCACACCCCGCTCTGTTACCGCATCAAACTTTGTCACGTCCCTATCTGCTAATACTTCAATGATGTGAAACCATCCATACACGGCTAAGCCGTCTGGGGTTGTTCCTTCATCTCCTTCACTATTTCCGTTATCTCCTTTGCCAAATAATCTAGGGAACTGTTGTATAGTTCGGTTTCTAAATTCGAAAAAAAAACAAGCACGTTCATCACATGGTCAAGTGTCAACTGCAACACTTCATTCTCATACTTGCGTTTGGCGTTCGGGTTGTACACTTCTATGTCGTAGTACTTCCCGAATTTAGCTTTAATAGGGCGGTATAGTATGCACATCATTTTGAAGGCTGCTTCACCATTTACCTTCCCATCTTTCCACACGCCCGCGCAGTTGGTGTCTAGGTCAATGTATTCACCAAAGGTCAACTCGTTAAGGTTAGGGACAAAGCCTAACTCAATTGCACCTATGCGCACCTTGCGTTCAAAGTCATTACTACCTAGCTTTATCGCTGCTTCAAATCGCATTATGATATCATCTATCACATTTGATTGTAGTAGTCTAATGCTATCCGTACTCTTACCGGTTATTATGCGCACCTGCTCAAGCTTATCGACTGCGTTTTGGTAGTCAATGTATTTGGCTAAGGTCACACCCTTTGCGTTCGCCGCTATGCTGAACTTAAGTTTCATGCTCTTTGTATTGTAGTTTTTATTGTGTTTTTGTTACAGATCGCTGTGGACTTGAATGATTACAGGTGCTTTCTCATCACCGCTATGTGTGATGCGTGCCTGTTTTGGTTTGAAGTATTCGAGTACATCCAGTGTCAATCCTGCTGCCTTGAATTTTAAATCTTCATCACGGCTATCCATGCACTCATTGATGAACTCGGCAACCTTTGGCAATGCCTCGGCTACGAAAGTGCGCCCGAACTCTTCCCATTCAAGCGTCTTCTTGTTAAGGCTTCCTAATGGTCTACCATTGGGGTTGTTGGTCATTCCTTTTTGCAGTCCCATATTTGTTATTTTGATGTTTACAAGTTACTGTTTTGCTTGCTTATGTTCATGCAACTTACCTAGCTGCCTTCTGAATTCACTAATGAGGTCACGTATGCATGAAGCGCATTGACTTGGTTTCTCGTGTTTCTTTGTAACCTTACCTAGCCAGTAGTAAAGCAGGGCAGTATCTTCTTGCGTAATCTTATGCGCACCGTCTATGCGTTGTATGAATTCATCTAACTTTTGTATTTCGGTTTCGCTCCAGTCTAATGCATTCCACTTTCTAGCCGGGCATGAAGTGAACCTGTACTTTACCTTATGATGCATAAAGCACCCGCAAAGCTTTATCTTTTCTTTGTAGTAGGTAACCTCGTTTTCTTCAGGCATAACCGTGCCACCTATCAAAGGTGTGCCACACGTTGACCATTGGTGATTAAACCATTTACATTTCTTGCAGATCTCAAGCCTCTCGCGTTGGATTGCTGGTGGTACGTTGAAGTTGAACATATGTGCGTATTCGTTTTAATGCCCTGTGTATTGATAGACGAAGGTAGGCATAGGGTATGCCTGTTTCCGTGCTTAATTTTTGATAGTTAAAATCGGGTTTAGCATATAGACGCAGTAAGATGGCATCGTGTTCATTTAATCGGTCTATTGCGTTGTATAAATATTCACCATCTACGAAAGAACCTAGCCACGTTTCATCTTGTTTGGTATCATCTACACCTTTGTCTGTGATAAGCTCGTAGTATTTACGGTAGCGCATGGCGTAGTCACTTCTATTGCTATGCCATGATAGCCACAAAGCACGATCAACATACTGCCTAACCTTACCACGGCAAACAATATCTACTACATCCTGT